TTGATCCATATAGCCGGACCAAATTTGTGTCGGGGTTGTTATTAACTCCGCATCAGCATCGAGAACGCCTATGTAAATCGTCGCGCCATGCATAAAGTAATTTTCAGTCAATGCAGCGGCGGTGATAGTGGTATTTAGCCCTGATAAAGTCAGTGTGATCGCATAGGGCGAAACATCGAGCGCCTCTTCGACTTGGCTGATTGCACCTAAATCGCCAACGCCCAACCAATCGTTACCGCCCCAAGTCAAAGTGCCGAGGCTGTTATGCAAATATACTGCGCCGCTCGGAAATTCCAGCTTTGCAAAGCTGACAACTTCAACGTGTTGCGACGACAGCGCATTTTTAACGGCGTCATTGCTCGTCGTATTGTCAGACCAAGTTCGACTCATGCCAGCACATCCTCAACAGCTTCAACGGTAAAACTGCTCACAATTCCGGGTTGCGTTTCCCAGCTCGCAGAGCTGGCGAGCATAAACACGCCATAAATTGGCTGTAGGTAATCGATAGCTTGATTATCGACCGTTGGTTTGCGGATTGGCGGTGCTAAAGGAATCCCGTTCGTTGTCGTTGTCGTGCCGTCAGAGTTAGGCTTTGCGAACTCCAAACCGCCGTCAGATTTACTGTTCACATCTTCTGTAACCATGTGCAGCTCGTTGTTAAACGCGATGTAGTCCCCAGCTTTTAAATATCCGCTTTGGCTTGCCGTTGCGCCGTCAGCAAGCAAAATCGCGCCGCTTTGACTTGCGCCATTAACAAGCAACGTATCGGCAGGGTTGCTCGGTGCTACGCCTCGCTTTGTTGCTGCGTGGTCATATAAATACATCCGATGTTGCTGACCGTTTAACTTAGTTAAAAATGCCTGCATGTCTGCGCGATCATTTCCGGTTAGGTTGTTGAATTGCATAGTCACTTTCCAGAGCGATCCTTTGCGGCCAATGGTTTGCACTGAGTTCGTCAAAGGGCTCTGAAATGTTTTGGTATTGCTCACCAGCTCAAACGTGCTTGAGCTAGGCGTGATACTTGGGAACATGTAAACGGTCATGCGAGTCGCCCTCGTCTGATTAGATCCTGAACGATTGCAACCGTCTGTTGCGAGGTCTGTTGCATGGCTGTGCGTATTTTCATTTCGACGCCGGCGTCAGATCCAGCAGCGTCGACATTGTTGACGATTGTGACACCGCCACCCCCGGCAGCTTGCTTTTTGGTTAGCACCTGTTCGCCGGGATGCAATAAGGCAAATTTGCCGCCAATTCCATCCGCGCCACCCTGACGCAATCCATTTGGAACCATGCCGCCGCCATCGAAACTTTGTGCCTTGATTTGTGCAACTTGACCCATGCCAGCGGCAACGGTAGCTGCTGCCATCGCAAAATTGATTGGGGGAGGGTAAGAGCTAAGGGCTAAGGTTGCGCCTTGGTACGTTTGCATGACTGCTTGAGCGATCTGAAAGCCTTTATTAAGTTCAAACAGTTTGCGATTGTTTTTGGCAATTCCAGAAAATCGTGTATCAAGCTCACCAAGCACATGGCTGGTTTGTTCTGTCGTTGTTAGTTTGTCGAACTCGGTGCGCCGCTTGGTGCCTTCGATTGCTTGCTTCTCTAAAAAGGTTAGCTGCTTGATGACTTTTACAACGCCGGTATCGTCTTGACCTTCTAAAATGCCTGAAACGCTATTGTCCGCAATGACTTGTCCAGCTTCCTCCGCTTTAGCCATTATTCGATTGTATAAAAGCTCGATTTTTGTGCTTGGCAGTGCTTGAGATGTGAGGTCAGCCATTTCTGCAATCAATGCGTCAATCGCGGCTTGCGTTTCTTCTGCCCCTTTTTTTATTTCACCGTTTGCAAGGAAAGTGCCTTCTCTTAATCTTTTTTGTGCATCTATTTGCCACAGCGTAAATTCTTTTTGCGACATTTCGCCTTTCATTAAGGCAATGCGCATTTGTTTTTCTTTTTTTACAAATTCAGACATTGCTGCCGATGGTTCAAAAACATCTTGAAAACTTTTTTTGGCTTTCAGGGCAATTAGCTCGACTGCCATAATTCCATGCTTAATCATTTGCAAGGTGTCAAGGAAAGTTCCAAACCCTGACACTAAAGCCGCTGCTACGTCTTGACCTATGTTGCCAAAGCCCTCGGTATCGAGTGCTGCTTGATGAAATTTAGTGGCGACCTCACCAATGATCGGGCTAAAAGCGACAGCAAGTTGGTTACCAAGCCCGGTGAAAACGCCTTTTGCCCTAGTGCCAGCGTCATTGGCCATTTCAATTTTTGCAGCATCAACACGGCCAATTGTGATGCCTAACGCATCAGCTTCTTGAGCCATTACCTTGAGGCCAGCAGAGCCGCCGGCAAGAGTGTTGACTACTGCAACACCTTCAGCATCGAAAAGCTTCATGGACAATCGTACTTTGTCCGATTGCTTCTCAACGTCTTTCATTCTGTCAGCGATGACTTCCATTTGCTTATCAAGAGGAAGTTGCTCAAGGGTTTCGGCATTGATGCCAAGTTCAATCAGCGCATCTTTGGCTTCGCCGGTGCCGTTGGCTGCCTCGCTGACGCGCCTTGTGAGGCGCTGCATAGCCATGTCCATTGTGCTGGCGCTGACGCCGGTGAGTTCGGCTGCGTGCCTCAAGCCTCCAAGGGCTTGTGTGGTGATACCTATTTTGTCAGCAGTTTTGGCGAGGTTGTCGATGTTTTGCATCGACATTTTGGTCAGCGCGGCTGCCGCAGCAACTCCAGCAGTTGCGAACGCAACACCGATTTTGGCAGCAGCGGCGGCTAGTCTAGTCGCCGAGCCCATGACAGATTTGAACGCGGCGGCGGTCTTATCCGTTGCTGTTAATGGTACGTTAAACCTCGGAGCCGCCATCGTCCTTTATCCTGAAGTATGCTTGCCATTCAAAAAGTTCAACCTCGGAGATCTCTTCGATCTCGCCGACCGTTTTGTGTAAGTGTTCGGCAAGCATAAACACAAACATTCGGCCTCGATCGGCTTTTAGTTTCCCTCGATTTCCTCGGCTTTCGGTTGCAGTTCTGCAATTTCGCCAGCAACTCGGATCAACACGTCGGGATCGATTGATCTGCACATGTCAAAAAGATCTGCTTTTTTGAAGCAAGGGTCGCCATCAGCGTCGACTAGGTAATAAATCAATGAAAGCGCAAGCCCTTCGTCCATTTTGTCGCCGGTCAGCTTGGCTTGAATTTCCATTTTCTTTTTAACCGAGATTTGCGGGCGCACGTAAAACGTGCCGCCCCATTCTTCGATCGTCAGAGGTTTTGGATCGGCAGACAAGACACCATCATAATGCGCCCTCGCGGCGTCCATGATGCCCATTTACGCTGTGCCAGCAGTCAATGCGCCAGTGCCTTGAAAACTTAAACTTGCTTCAACAATGCCATCAAAAGAGGCTGTTCTGTTGTGACCAGTTACAAGAACATCTCCTTCGTAAGCTAAATCATCGGTAGCTGACGTGTCATTTGGTACAAAACTAATTGTTACTGTGTTGCCAGCTTGCAAGGCTACTTGCCCCGCAGTATCCGTAGGATCATAGAAAACTTCGCACGAGCCGGTCCAGCTTGTGATCGTTGCAACGTGAGTTGCTACCGATGATCCCATCGTTGTTGTTTCAGCAGTCGCTGCCGATGTTTCAATGCTAAATGACCGCAATTCTGCTATTGCCGCTGTGCCGATTTTTACCGATCCAGCATTGCCCTTAAATGTCGCCATGGTCTTCGTCCTCTACTTTTTGAACTTTTTTAGCCGGCTTTTTGGCCGGTGTTTGATTTGCTGGCTTATAGCCAGAATTTTGCATCGACTCGACCTGACTCGGGTGAACGTCGATCGTTACTTTGCCATCAGGCGATGTCATCAACATTTATCGATCCTCATAACGCCACGTCGGGCGCGTTGTTCGCAGTGCGGTATTGCACTGTGAAATTCATCGTTACAATTCCGATCGGCTGTTCGCCTTCGCCGGTCAACTGAATTTCTGTACTGGTTAAAAAACTATCTTTTGCCAGCGCATTTATTGTTGTGTCTGCCGCCATTGCGACCTCAACTTCCTTTGCAATTCCGTCCATCACGTCGTCAAGGTTGCTCGCAGTTTTTGCATAACCCTCGATCACTAAATTTAAATCCCGGTCTAGCTCTGGCTGCGCACCCATGACATCCGGCTCGCTTGATTCGCTGGTTGTGTAGACCAGCAGACCCGGCAAGTTGTTAGCGGCAAGAGGGTAAACGCGCGACTGGTAGACCTTGCTGCCGGTGGTTGCAAGTCCGGTCAACGTAGTCGCCACGCGCTCCCTAATTTGTCGTCTAACATGGTTCGCCATTACTGTGCCTCAAGCACTATTTCTGCAATTCCTGTGCCGTCAGGTCTTACTCCGACAACGTTATAATCTGCGCCATCAATCCCAATCACGTCGCCGTGTGACACCCCTGGCACTTTTGATATCTCCACCGTAATTACCGGCTGCGTCGTTTCGACGCCAATACCTCCAGCATCTTCAAGGTAAAACTCATTGCGAAAAATAACGACAATCGAACTACTTGAGCC